CCAACATCACCATATTCACAAAATCCGCCATCTGGTTCGTTATTCTATACGACGTTTTCAATTGGCACGGCACAAATTCGGCGGTTTTCAAAAAAGAAAATCCCGTCCATATTTGCACCGCTTTTGTCAAAAACCGGATATCTGCGCCTTTGAATTCATACAGCCCCTGCATATAATCACCGAGAACCATTAATTGTATTTGAGAACCTATATCGCGAATATATTTTATTATCAGGCGAAAATACAAAAACGTCATATCCTGCACTTCATCCAACACAATAATATCATACGGTTTCAGTGTTACGCGCGGTGCGTCGTTATTCGTTACTACCATACGCATCACTTTGTCCACATGTGCGTCTTCATTATAAATCGCTACCGCCAAACTATGATACGTATGCACAGTTATGTTTGACAGGGCCAATTCGTCCACTTTTTCTTTTATTTCTTTTCTCAAAGATTTGTTGTATGTAATTAGGAGGAATCTGTGTGTTGGCATCGCCTTAGCTGTCGATAATATCGTCGTCGATTTTCCCGAACCAGCACAAGCATCTACAACTACATTTTTTCCTTCTTGTACTTGATTTATTATATATTGTTGTTCGTCGCTTACTGCGTTCATTTAGGAAATTTATCGAAAAAGGTTTATATTTTTTATGATTATATTATATAATGGGCAAACTATCTGGTTTACGTAATAGTGGGGGTGCCGCTGCTGCTGGCGGTGCCGGAGGCATAATGAATAGCGGTATTTTCGGTATGTTTGGAACAGTGGTTCAATGCAAAGCCGATGATACTTCTATGTTCTGCACTCTTTCTAAAATCGTCAATGGATTAATCATGATCCTATTTCTTTTTCTTATTCTTTATTTTATCTATATGGGAATCAAATTTTTATTAGGAGGTAATAAGAAAGTCGGTGGTCTTGGACCCAGAACAACCGGCGGTTATATTGTCGGGTCTAAAACCCGTTCCATTGTCCGTTATGGAAAACGTTAAAAAAATATATTCTTTTGTCATACAGAATATATTTTGATTATTCAACATCGAAATGCGAATGCGGCAAACCCCACTGCAATGATACCAACCACTAATCCTCCATGATAATAGGTTTGCATGGCTCTATACATTTGCAACCACGTTTTTGCTTCTTCCGGTGTTTCGATGTTCTCCAACATCCATTTTGTTTTCGGTGTTAGAATATAATAAAAATAGTTCGTTATAAATGCTACTGCGATGGTCAAACAAACCATTGTTGGCCATCTTATTTTTGCCCCTTTTATTTGTATATTATATAAAATTAACACTCCTGCGAGAATAAATCCGAGAACATATCCAAAATAATATATTCTGGTTCGTTCGGCGACGATTTCTTTATATATTTTCTTTAATTTCTCGCTCAGATTCTTCTCATAATTTTGCATGGTTGTGCTGGACGACATTGAATTTATCATAAAAATCATGGATATAATGAAAACCGCGGAAATAATGCAACTGATAGAACAAGGTGCCATTGTAATATATTCATATATTTTATTTAGTATTTATTTTTCTTGTTTTACGTTTTGTTTTTAATTTACGAGAACCACCGGTAGTCACTTCTGGGTGAACTTTTGCTGTTTGATTTCTTGCTGGTTGATTTCCGAAAAAATTGATATTTGGTAATTTGCTTCGTAAATATTGCACACCCTTGTTAGCATGCTCAACACGTTTTCCCGCAATTTCTGAAACTTTGGTAGCAAAAGATTTCGGTGTATTATCTTTCACATAATTATCCAATAATTGTTTTATGTCACTCCATGTACCACTGGCTTCGCCAAACGCTTCTTGCAAACTTTGTTTCGTTAAACTATATTTATGAATTTTATCCATTTCTTGCGAAATTAAATCTGTCAATTCATCTGTTGGATTTATTAAATCAAAATTATTTATTGTCCCACCATTTGTTGTATATAAATGAAGTATTATATGCGTTTCTGTTATATGTTTTTCTTCAACCGGTTCTTGTACTACTTCTTCCTCGTACGCGTCCGCGTCATTTTTCATTTCTTGTAGATTTTCGTTTTCTTCCGGGGATTTTACTTCTCCTGGTACTACGTTCATAATATAATAATCTGATATTTTATTATATTACTAAATACTATTCTATTCGAAATATTACCGCATTTATGTCATACAGTAATCATTTGATAAATATTGTATCCATACCCACCATTTCTTTTCAAGATAACATTGTTTTACAATTCAATGATGTTATAATTTTCTGCAAGATTCACTAATTTCCAATCTGTCAATGATTCGTTTAACAAATGATAGAATTCTTTATTAAATAGAGTATCACAAGATTTGTTATTCATTTGTTCAATAATGGCTTGCTCTATATCAGCATTCGAATATAGTATCTTAAATATGTTCTCGAATTTTCCATTCTTATTAACAGATTCTATATATACAATCAATCCTCGCACCTCCGTATTTTGCGGTAATGGTTGCCTATTCAATTCATAAATTGTCAAATAATTTTCTGGTGTGACATCTTTCAAGCTACTTTGCATTTTTGTCAAAATGGTTTTTATTTTCTCAAAATTTTTTCGCAATTCAATTGCAAAATCATTGTCAATGGTTTGGTGTAAACGCGTATATTCATTTATCATCTCTGTATGCACTTCTATTATACCGTCAAGAGCTTCATTATGTATTTTATAATTGTCTAATGGTTTATTTCTATTTGAAACTTTATTATCCACAAATTGATTCGAAGTTGTAAATTCGCGATATTGTATTCTTATTTTATCCAACAGCCTCATTGTGTTTTCCGTGCGCTTATGTATGTCTTCAAAAACCGTATTTGTAATAGCATTACCTTCCGTTTGCGCAATTGTATTTTGCAAAATAGCCACAGGATTGTCTGAACTTATATTTTCAGTAAGAAGACTGTATAAATTTTTAAAATATTCGTTCCGCAAATTGATAACATCATTTATATAATTATCAGCAATTTTTGTCAAGGGTGCTTCTTTATTCATTTTCAATAACGATTTTTGTAACGTATATGCATTAAACGACTCGCTCTGTAGATTGAGTACAGCGATTTTATTAACCAAAGTTGTATCCGGTTGAACTATAATAAATTTGTTTGCATTATTTTCTGGACGTATATACAATATCAATTTTTCAGATGATCCTGTTACTGCTGTGTTCATCATTTATATTTTATGGTTATTTTATTTTTATTTAGTTCTTACAAATCCGCTTTTCATATTATTCTTTTTCAATACCATAATTTACTAAATTCTTTATCGTTCTGTTATGAACCATTTTTTTCATCGGAATTTTTCTTGTTTTATTAGAAATGTTACGGTCGCCTCCTTTAAACCAACCCGTTCTTGTTTGTGTAAATTCAATATCTATATTTGTTTTATTCAAAAAATCTAATATATCATTTTCAAATATCTTGGAATCATTTGTATTTTTTAATTCTTTCGTATCCAAACTGTGTGTATGATAAAATGAATCCGAATATTTATTATCAGCAGTAACATTGAATAATTCAAATTTGTGTTCTAATTCCGATGTTTCAATAACAGGAGTATCCACATTAGATATCATCGGGTTTTTTACCATTGAAAGCTTTTCTATAGGCTGTCGTCCGTAATTCAATATATTATTATTCGGGTCCACATAAATGAATGCATATTTCAAATGGTCCTTATCCTGCTTTTGATTTTGATTTTCGTCATTTTTATTACTATATTCTGTAGGCGTCTTTGTTAATACAATAATAACACTGTCGTTTGGTATATCTATATATTTTTCTTTGTCATACACTAAAGATTCATTCTTATCACCAGTATATGCAAGTAGTCGTATCTTATTCGGCAGTTTATTCATAATTCTATTGTAATATAGTTATATTATACAGATATTTTTGTATTACTTCATTCTACTAACCAAAAAGAGAAAAATAAAGAAAAACAAAAGAATATTCTGGTTAATAAAAAAATATGGAAAACTCAAAACCCCCTGACTTGTCCAAAAAGTACAAGGTCGAGGATGTCCATTTTTGATTTTATAGAGGATTTCTTTTGAGATTTTCTCGTGTGACTGAGTCAGTCACAAAGTTGTAAAAATCAAAATGTATGACTGCATAAAATTCGCTGCATAACTTTCCGACCCCTCCTCTACCCAAAAAGTTTTTGGGTAGTTTGGGTAGTTTTCATTTTTCAAATTTTTTTTAGAAAAATTTGAAATTTTTCAAAGCATTTTGGTAATCGTTTTTTCCAACGTTGAAAATCGCCATTTTTTATTTCTACCCAAAAACTTTTTTCATTTTGGGTAGAAAATAATGGCGCTTTGACTTCAAAGACTATTCGGCGTTTCAATAATTCTAATACCATCGATGCAGCTACAATTTACATAGTTCGGTCAAACAATCGATTTATGCGAATAATTGTTGGTAAAAAGAGTTAAATAGAAAATCCTATAGTTCATATGGAAAAACGCACGCGAAAATATGAGTACATGTATGATAACATTACAGAAGAACAATATGAAACCCTGAAATCTATATCATGCAAATACCATATAATAGGTATAGACGGGGCTTCTTTATATGGTTTTATTTACTTTGATTTTACAAAAACCTTGTCGGCGGCATCTAAATATTTTTTGCCAGACACGAAAATAAAACCGGCGAATCGTCCAATCGAACATTATACAAAAATAATGAAATTGGAGAACGTGTGGGAAAATGGCAATTTCGAAGATGTGCGAAAACCGCGATTTGTAAAAACGCAGACAGATACAGAGAAAACAGAATTAATGCAACTGGCGAGAACTGCAATAGAAGATAATATGCTCTTTAAAAAAATGTTTCTCCAACAGACGGAAATTGCGAATAAAATCCTGGAAAACCAGTCGAAAATATTGGAAACGCCGTCGATCATACAAAATGATAATTCGAACAACAAAAAGATAACGAATATTACGGTTTTTCTAAATACAGAATGCAAAGACGCGATAACATTGAAAGAGTTTGTAAATTCGCTGGTTATAGATGACGAAGATTTGATGTGTTTGAAAACCCACGGATATGTAGAGTCTGTAGCGCGACTGTTAAATAAAGCGTTGGTGAATTACGATATTTATAAACGGCCGATTCATTGTACGGATGTAAAACGCGAAGTGGTTCATGTGAAACATAATGCGGGTTGGGCGAAAGAAACGCCGGATGGAGATTCGCCGAATTTAGACAAAGCATTTTCGCGGTTATCGCATTTGCAGGGGAAAAAGATGACGGATTTTTATCGAGGAATCGAAGTAGAGTCAAACAGATTCGAAGAAAAAGCGCATATGATGACGAAGATTGCGAATGTGTATGCGAATGAGGCGGAATACAAAAGAAAAATCATAAAAAAAGTGGTTGAAACGATTCGTTTATGATTTGCTAAGCGTAGCGACGGATAAGCGTAGCATAAGAGCAAAGGTCGCGACAAATAATTAACGGCGGCGATTTA